ACATGGTCGCCCGCGTAGCTTACAGCGGCACGGCATCGACGACGGAGAAGCGCGAAATCGAGCGCGTCAACGGTCACTTCAGCCTGTCCCGCGCTATCATGTCTGCAGCTAACGGCCGCAGCTTGGAGGGTGCAGAGGCAGAGTGGGCACAGGAGGCACAGCGTGAGATGCGGGCCCAGGGCTTGCAGGTTCTCGGCCAGGTGGCCATCCCGACCAAAGCTCTCCTCCGCGCATCTGCCGACAACTTCACGGCCGGCGCTTACGGAGCTACCACCGACGGAGCGGCATTTGTTCCTGTGAACGTGGGCGGAGCTATCGAAGCACTGCGCGCACCGTCTGTCATCGAGCAGTTGGGCACGACCACGCTGAGCAACCTCACCGGAAATGTGAAGTTCCCGCGCGTGTCTGTGAAGGCAGCAGGAACGGCTGAGGGCGAAGTTGACGCGAATGCGGCATCGGGCCTCGAGATGGACGAGCTGACGCTCAGCCCGCAGCGGGTTTCTGCGAAGACCACCTACTCCAAGCAGCTCCTCCTCCAGGGCGGCGCAGCAGTGGACCTGGTCATCGCGCAGGAATTGCAGAACGCGATGAACGCATTCATCGACACCAAAGCGTTCGACACGCTCGACGGCGCAACCATCGACAACCAGTCCACGGACGGCTCGACGACCCTCACCGCTGCCATCGCAGTGGCTATGGAATCGGCGGTACTTGCAGCAGGTGGAAACCTCGCAGCTGCACGGTACGTCATGTCTCCGACTGCTTACAAGTTCGCAAAGAACCTGGCGCAGGTAAGTTCTGTCTCTGCTCTGTACGACCTCGCCAGCAACACCTTCAACGGTTACCCGGCAGTGGCTACGCCGTACCTGGTGGACGCCAGCTCGGGAGTTGGACAGATGCTCTTCGGTAACTTCCAGCAGGGCTGCATCCTCGCCTACTTCGGAGGTATCGACCTGCTGGTTGACCCGTACAGCGCTGCCGGCAACGCGCAGATTGTCCTGCACGTCAACCGCTTCTTCGATTTCGACGTTCGCCAGGCTGGCGCTCTCTCGAAAATCATTGACATCAACGCTGCCTAATTAGGCAACGACCACACAGGCGAAGGCCCGGGGCACTCCCCCGGGCTTTCGTACTTTCGGGCCATGGTTACCACCGTCAAGGTCACGGGCACCCCGGTGCTCAACGACATCATCACCGTCGCAGACCTCAAGACCTTCTGCCGCGTAGACAGCGCCGACGAGGATACGCTGATGGACGCGCTGCGCCAGGCAGCTATCACCTGGTGCGAGGAGTATTGCAGCATCCGCCTCGGCGACGTCGCAGCCATAGCCTACGCCGACGCGTGGGCGCCGCTCGGCATCACCGTCGGTCCGGTGCAGAGCATCACCTCCATCACCTACCTGTCGACGGCCAACACGACGCAGACGCTGGGGGCGAGCTACTACTACAGCGACCTGAATAGCCAAATCGCCCGCATCCGTTTCGTCAGCCCGCCGGACCTGTACGACGACGCGCTCAACCGGGTGCAGGTCAACTGCGTCATCGGCTACCCCGAGGCGTCCGTGCCAAAGCCTATCCTGCAGGCCATCCGTATCCTCGTGGGACACTTCTACGAGAACCGCCAGCAGGTGGTCACGGGTACCATCGCCACCGCCGTACCCTTTGCGGTGGAGGCCCTGCTCTCACCCTACCGTCTGCTGCACCCATGAGGATAGGAACGCTTGACCGCCGCGTAGAAATCCAAAGCCTGACCACGGTGAAGGATGACTGGAACTACGACGTGACCACGTGGGGCACGCTGGCGGAGGTGTGGGCGTCGCGCCGCGATCGCAGCAGCGGCGAAGTGACGGAGGTGATGAAGACGGTGCAGCTGAACCGCACCGAGTGGACAGTGCGCTACCGCTCCGACGTGGACACCACCATGCGCATCATGCACGACAACGTGTACTACTACATCGTGGGCGTGGTGCAGATAGGCCGCAAAGAAGGGCTGCTGCTCATCACTGAACTGCGCGACTGATGGACATCAGGCCCAAGTCCAAGGTCATCAAATCGCAGCTCGGCAGCTTCGGATTTGACGGGCGCCAGCTGAAGGCCATCGAAGACGAGCTGATGAGCATGCCGCTGCGCTACCGCGCCAAGGCGCTCATCGGTCCTATGAAGACCGCGCTCGGCGTCACCAAACGCCAGGCACAGACCAACGCGATGGCCAGCGCCCGGACGGGCAACCTCGCCAAAGCCATCCAAGTAGTCGAAGGCAAGGACAAGCGCTACACCTACGTGGTCCTGCGCGTCAACCCGAAAACCAGCTACTACCTCCCGGCTCCGGCGTGGATGGACCGCGGCATGCCACAGCTGCAGCGCCCCATCAAGTACGCCCACCTCGTGGCCGGAGGCACAAAGCCAGGGCTGCGCATCAACCGCGAGCTACAGGACGGACGCCGCAAACACTTCACCGTACGCAACGAGGAAAGCGGCAAGGTGCACCGGCTGTCGCAGTGGCTGACCCCGAAGAAGCCAGGCATCCAGCACCCAGGCACCGAGGCCAACAACTTCATCGAGGACGCTTGGACCCTCACGCAGGACCAGGCGGAGGCCAAGTTCCGCGACATCGCCATCGACCGCATACTCAAGTTTAAAAACAGGCAAGGCTTCACATGATCAACCACATCATCGACATCCTGAAGGCCGACGCCGCCGTGACGGCTGTCACCACCGCCGACCGCATCTTCCCGCTCGCGCGCCTGCAAGGCAGCGCCGTGCCTGCTATCGTGGTGCAGCTGACCAACACCACGCCCGTAGACACGCACGACGCCCTCGCCACGGTAGATGAGCACCTCGTGCAGGTGACTGCCATAGGCACCACGCCGAAGCAGTGCTACGACCTCGGCGAGGTGGTACGCCTGTCGCTTGACGGCTACCTCGGCGGCGACATCAGCAGCCTCCGCTTCGCGACGCAGGCCACCGACATCTTCGAGGCGGACGACCTGTTCACAATTACCATGCAGTTCGACGTGCACCTGCAGCGCGGCGAGGTGCAGCTGCCGACCTCTGCGGCCATGGGCTCGGACCTCAACCTGCGCGGAGCACTGTACTACCGCATCCAAGACCTGGCGCTGGTCAACGGCTACAGCTACACCTGCACCGCCGCCGACTACGTGCTCTTTGCTGACTACGCCACCGCCTCCGGCACGGCTTCGGCAACGCTGCGCCTCCCTGCCGTCGCGTCAAACGAAGGGCGCGTCATCCGCGTGAAGACCGGCAAAGGGCTGAGCAACCAGCGCACCCTCATCATACGCGGGAACGTAGCTGACGACGCAGAAATCGACGGGGCCGCTACCGTCACCATGGACCGCGACTACGACGGTATCACGCTCATGTGCCACCGCACCGAATGGTACGTCGTACAGCGCAAAAGCAAATAATTGACACTCCCTATCTTCACGAAAAATCTGAACCATCATGGCAACTACTGGAAAAGTCCGCTCTAACGCCATCGGCGTGTACATCTCCAACACCGCCCTCCCGGACGCAGGGCTCACCTACGTAGGCCCCACCTTCGGGGACGGCGCTACGGAAGACGACGACTTCGAGCTCATCGCCTGCGCGACTTCCGGCTCCTTCTCCGGATCTATGGAAGTCATCGACGCGACGACCAAAGACAACGACGGCCAGCGGGAAATCCTGACCAGCGCCCTGTCGTGGTCCATGTCCTGCGACGGTCTCATCGACTACAGCACGGCAGCAGGCAGCAAGTCGGCCACCGAGCTCTTCGACCTGTGGAAGGCAAAGACGAAAGTGCGCATCGCATGGACCACGGGCGTAGACGGAGACGTCATGCTGTGGGGCGACGCCTACATCACCAGCTACGAGGAGACCGCCGGCCTGAACGAGGTGGCTACCTACGCGGTGCAGTTTGAAGGCGACGGCTCTATCACGAAGTCCACGATTGACGACACGAACGCGTCATTCACGAACAACAACGACTAAGTCGCTGTAAATTCGGGGCATGACTAACACGCTCCGCGGACAATTCGACGTGAAGCTCGGGGGCGACCTCGAGCTTCCGTGCTTCCTGAACCTCCACGCCGTGAACCTCGTCTGCGAGGAGCACGACCTGTCGCTAACCACGTTCCAGGAGGCGCTGGCTGAGAAGCCCCTGAAGTTCCTGCCGCTCTTCATCTGGGCCGGGGTGCGGACGGCTGCCGTCCTCAATGACAGCGAGCCGCCTATAACCTTCGAGAAGTTCAGCGTGCTTTTCGGTTCCACCGACTGGTCAGAAATCACCGAAAAGGTGGGGCTAGCTATGGCACTCGACGCGCCAAAAAAAGCGACGGCTCGGGGCCCACGGAAGAGCTAACGCTTCGAGCCCTGTACGTCGAAGCTCTGCGCCGCGGCCTCAAGCCGCCCGACTTCTGGTGTAGTACCTTCGGGGAGGTGATGGTCATGCTACGCACATACGAGCACAGCGACGAGCTGGCGTGGATGCGGACCTCGGCGATGATGGCGATGCAGGCCAACATCCACCGCGGGAAGAATTCACGGGCGTATGAGTGGAACGACTTCAACCCGTACGCTTCGCAGCGTCGCAGGGCCACGCCACCCCCGAAGATTACCCCCAAGATGGCCGACCTGTTCGGCCGCATGGGAAAAACTATGAAGCATGGCCAAGAGAAACGCGGTACTTAATATCATATTTGGCGCCGACACCAAAGAGCTGGACAAAGCTCTGCAGGGTGTAGCGAAACGCCTGCGCAGCACGGCCGACGACCTCAACGGTCTGGGCCAGTCGCTGTCGCTCGGCCTCACCGCGCCGATTGTGGCGTTCGGGGCGCTGGCCACCAAGAACGCTGTCGACAGCGCCAAAGCTATCGCGCAGGTGGAGGCGGCGGTGGAATCTACGGGCATGGCCGCAGGCCGCAGCGTGGCACAGCTGGAGGAGTTGGCTGGCGGATTGCAGCGCATCAGCTTGTACGACGACGACCAAATACTCAAGGAGGTCACGGCAAACCTGCTCACCTTCACAAAGGTCACCGGCACGAACTTCGACAAGGCGCAGGTAGCTATACTCAACCTGTCGACCCGCCTGGGCACGGACCTGACGAGCGCGTCGGTGCAGGTGGGTAAAGCACTCAACGACCCTATTAAAGGCGTGACGGCCCTCGGCCGCGCCGGGGTGCAGTTCACCGCACAGCAGAAGGAACTCATCACCACGCTCACGGAAAGCGGCGACGTAGCCGGAGCGCAGTCCATCATCCTCGCTGAGCTTGAGACGCAGTTCGGCGGAGCAGCGGAGGCAGCGGCCAACGTCGACCCCTACACGCAGCTGGCCAACGAAATCGGCAACCTGTCGGAGGACTTCGGCGCCATCATCAACGACGCAATCAAGCCGCTCGTGCGTTTCGTGCGTGAAGCGGTGGACGCTATCAAAAGCTGGAGCGACGAGACAAAGGCAACGGTGCTCGTTGTCGGTGGTCTGCTCGCTGTCCTCGGCCCCACCCTCATCGCGGTGGCTGGCCTCATCAACGCCTACACCACTATCAAGGGCGCCCTGCTGACGGCTAAGACCGCTCAGCTTGGATTTAACCTGTCCATTCTCGCCAACCCGTACGTGGCTGCAGCAGCAGCTGTCGGCGTGCTGGTGGCGGCCATGGTGCTGTACAAGACGGAGACCGACAACGCGCGCAAGGCGAAACAGGATTTCGACAACGTCGTCGCAGGGAAGTCGGGCCGCTCCGTCATGGACGAGGCCGCCAAGGAGTTGAGCCGCTTAAACGGTGAACTGCAAAACGCTCGCACCAAATACGACAACCTCAAGCGCGCCGCCGAGTCGCAGGGTGCCAACGTCACTGAGCGCACCGCGCGGCAGATTGTGGAGACGAGCAAGCTGGTCACCGAGCTGGAGCGCCAGCAGCTGGCTGCACAGAAGGTGTACCAAACGGCCAGCAAACAGGAGCAGCAGCGCATCCAGGACACAAAGACGCTGCAGTCAAATACCGAGGCGCAGGACGAGAACACCGTCGCAGTCACCAACAACGTGACCGCACGCGACACCGCATACGAGACCTTCCGCCGCAACACGGCCGCCTACATGGCCGAGCAGCAGGCGCTGGAGGACCTGAACGCGGAGATGAACAACACCGCCCTGACGCTCGCCGACCTGGGCGAAGGGCCGTCCGTGTCGGAGGCTATCCTGGGCAAGAGCGCCACGCCGGAGGCTCCTATGAACCTGATGGAGTTTGACCAGCCGGACGAGGTCATATCAGAAGACGCCATCGAAGGGGTTAATGCTTTTGGAGCTGCTTTGCGCAGGGCGCGAGTCAATGAGGCCCAGCCGTTAGCTGTGCAGATGGAAGCTATTGACGACATTGTGAATACGCTGGGGCAAAATATGCAGTCCGTAGGCGCTCAGTTTGGGGAAGCGTTGGGTGGCATCATCACTGGAGCAGAAGGCGCACGCGATGCAATGCGCGGCGTGGCAATGGCAGCTATCGACGCGGCATTCAACGCGGCCACAGCCCTCGCCGTTCAAGCGGCAGGGCAGACCGCGGTGGGTACCGGGCCTGGCGCTGCCATAGTTTTGCCGGCCCTTATCACTGCAGGTATGGCGCTTATCAAATCCGTGTTCACCAATCTCATGATGCCTGCCTTTGCACAGGGTGGACTTGTTACCGGTCCGATGTTAGCAATGGTCGGGGATAACCAAAGCGGAAAAGAAGCTATTATCCCCTTCGAGCGCATGGGCGAGTTCCTGCAGATGGCAGGAGCTGGGCAGTCGCAGAACGTCGTCGTCACCGGCCGTATCTCCGGCAACGATATCCTACTCACTAACGACCGGGCCAGCCGCGACCGGTCACGCATCCGCGGTTTCTAATGGCATACAACCTCCGACTATACAGCGAGTTCACGGACTACGAAGGCGATACCTGGCGCGTCAACATCTACCAGGACAGCTACGGCGGCTCCAGCTCCAGCTTCACGCTCGGCGCCGACGGGTTTGTCCTGTCGTATGAAGGCGACAACCAAAGCCGATACCAGCCTATCATCGGCTCGTCCGTTGAGATACCCTTTACCGAGACGACC